CCAATGTTAACATCAACATAATATGCGGTGTTAAAATAATCTGTCATTGCATCGGATTCGTCATACCAGTCGGCCGACTTCAATGCTTTCAATGCTTCGGTCAAGAATTCCTTAGCAACACCATCATAGTGACTTTGGAAGTGATAGGGGTTTACCTGATCGTAGCCATTAGTGTTGGGCTTGAAACCGCGGGATACTTGATAAAAATCATTACCGCAAACACGGTTGCTGTTGCCAATAAAATCAATTGCGCCCGATTTGAGGGTCAACACAATGGTCATGTGACTACGCACTCTCAGTGAACCCTTGACTTTGTACTTAGCCAAAATTGGCTTGAGTGTTTGAGCGATTTTTTGTTTGCGTTCTTGATTCATGTAAGCCATTTTTGAGTCCTTTATTTAACTGTCTAAGATTCTATTATATACCCAAAGTGATTTATTGTCAACCTTTTTAGGAATTAATTGTCCTAAAAGGACTCAATTCCTCAGTATCAAATTGAATACTTTCTACTACATCATAGACAAAGAAGACCGGAATGTCAAGCACCGCGGAGATAGTTGATGGATGTGTACCTTGCTCCAACATGTGTTCGATTTCCATATACAATTCTGCTACTTTAGTCATTTTGAATTACTCCTTAAAGTACTGTCAACATACTAGCAGGAACTCGCCAGTTGCATCCAAATGCTTTGCCGTTTTCACGGACGATGATAAATTTACGATTGACTTTTTCAACCGTACCGAGTACAATCTGACCAGATCGTGAATTAGTGAATTTCACTTGTGAACCTGTACGCAAGGTGAACTTGGCCTTCTGAGCAAGTTGGGCACGGGCAAACTTGATAGCGTCCCCGATAGAATTCAGGTCTTCGTTGGTAAAGGTTCCCGCAATGATAGAACGATTGATTTCTTGCAAAGTCATTTTAACTCCTGTTGTTTGACTGTTTAAGATTCTATTATATACCCAAAACGATTTATTGTCAAATATTTTTGTTCAGTTCTTTCAGTGCTTCTCGGTCTTTTGCCTTGCACAGTTCGATATCATAGATCGTCTTGACCAAGAATGCCAACAAAACAGTGCAGAAACCAATGCCAATTTGGGAAACTGTGAGGTAGGCAAAGGCCAAATTAGTAAGAACCCCTATCGACAGGGCAATGGCAAACAGTTTGAGAGTTTGGATCAGGGCAATTTGTTTAAGCGAAAGTTTCATTTTTTATTTCCTTTGTAAGAGTTTCAGCAGTGATGATATTGCCGCCGTATGCCTGCTGGAACTGTTCGGCGACAATTTTGAGAAAGAAAGTGAATACTTTACCGTTACTTGTAATCAGAGTGTACTTCATATCCAATTCTTTATCGTTTCAATACATATATTGTATCAGATATCCGAATTATTGTCAAATTTTGGATGTTTAGGCTTACGTTGGTAGCCTGTTTTGGACTTAACAACCTTAGGTTTGAATGGTGTGTTTTCGTCAAACAACACACGGTGAGCCCTATGTTTGGGCTGTTCAATTTTGAAGGATAGTATTTCTCGTTTCATAACCCATATTATATCACATGGGGTATTTATTGTCAATTTAATTTTTTTAGTTCGGACGTTATGGACTCAAGTACACTATCCCATGACCCATTGGTCTGACGGAATAATCTCACACAATCATAAAATGGACTATCGTTGCGATTCATAAACCATCGCCAATCACAACCATAATCAGTTAACATTACCCAAGTAGGTATTCCCATTGCCCCGCTTAAGTGAGGTATAACGGTATCGATAGATATAACCAAATCTAGTTGACTAATCAGTCCTGCTGTATTGTAAAATCCAGTAAGATTTTCATGTAATGTTTTAACATTGTATTTTTCTAATGTTTCTAATATCTGCTCATCTACTTCATATGATAGGCTGATAAACTCATAATCATCATTGACAATGGACAATAATTGTTCTAATTCAATTCTACGAAACCTAGAAATAAATGCAATTTTATTTGGACTGGATAGTAAACCAATACGTTTTTTTGTTTTAGGTCCTAATAACTGTTTCCATGATTGTTTAACCCCCTCACTTACATCTAAGTAAGGTGTAGTATATGGAATAGTATTAATAGTTGTATTAAAACACTTAGGTAAATCCATTAATGCAACATGATAATGATATGAAGGAATCTGTACATCGGCATTCAATATAGTTAACTCGGGAAAGTTATATTTGAATAATTCGTATAATTGTGATTTTGTTATGACTGTTACAATTGCACCTTTATCTTGTAATAATTTAGCAAAACGAATAAATTGAATATTATCCCCGAACCCTTGTTCATAATATACAAGAACCATCTTACCTACAATATCTTGAGAACCATCATATTCTGGCCCGGGCAATTGAGGTTTTAAACTAGTATCACTTTGATAAAACCACCTTGCATCGTATTTTTTCCACCCTTCAACTAAATCGCCCTTCATTAAATGACAAACACTTTCATTTAATTCATAGTTAACATCGTTGGGTTTTAAATCTTGTGCTATCTTTAAAAAAGGAATGGCTAATTCAGGTAATCCAAACTCACGCAATGTATTACCATAGTTACTATATGCAGTGGAATGTTTGGGGTCTAATGCAAAGGTATGTGCAAATGTAATTAATGCTTCTCGATATTGCCCGAGGCTACGCAAGGCAGCACCTTTACTTAACCAACTTTCTACATAGTTTTTACTGCAGGGAATTTCCAAACATTTTAATGCTTCTATGTCATTTCCCAGTTGTGACAATGCTAGAGCAAGATTATGCCATGCTATATAATTATCTGGATCTTGTTTTAAAAATCTTTTGTAACATTTAGTGGCCTCATAATATTCTTTGGCCATGTAGTGAATGTTGCCTTGTTCAAAATCGTTCATTCTATAGTGAAATTAACTTGTTTAACTTTTTTAATGGTGAAGCTACGCCATTCATTCTTTTCTAAATCAAACACACGCATTGATGTAGTTGATTCTTTGCGAGGTTTTATATCTTCTTTAATTTCAACTTTGGGAAGTTGTTCAGGTACTAATGTGCATTTCATCACCCGTTCAGTTCCATCACTTTTAGTAAAGGTAACTACACCTTCACTTGCTTGCAACATGCCTTTAAGCCACCGGGTAAAAATATCCCAATCTTTTTCTGTCCAGTCAGATGTGATTTCCATTTATTTAATTCCTAAAATAGTTTTAGCCCGTTCTACTAGTTCAGTATCACTGTCACTGAAAGTATAACCTTCTTCGATTAATTTAAGGGTATAATATTTATTGAAGAATAAACCGAACACTACAGCAGTGATGATCCAAAAGGGCAATGTTAATACATGGATAATTAAACAAACTAGCGTAACTAATAGTTCCCCTCGATATAGAGGAACTAGCCAGCCCATATTAAATATACCTAGAAAAAAGTAACTGAAACTGAAACCTATGTATCCATCTTTAGTGATACCGGTTTTGGTATTTGTCATTTTAATTGTTGTTGCCATTATATCATCCTAAAAAGTGCTATGCTGTCAATCGTTACTAACAACATATAATTTGCTAACATTCCTAAACTCTTACGTGTCCAAGCTGCCCATGCAAAAATTGCACATTGCAAAATGAACAGTGGGTAGAGAATTAAGAAAGGGGGAGTCGGTACTGTGAGCATCATTGTAAACGCACAACCTATACTTAAGAACCATGCTAGTATTTCTAAGAAACAGCGAAGAGGATTACTACGCCAATCCTCTTTGATCCATGCTACGATGTTAAAAACTAATTCGTTCAAACTGTTTCCTTATGTTTATTGATTGCTTCTTGCAATACAATTTCTACCATTTTGTTCAATGTAATATCACGTTTGTGTGCTTCCATTGCAAGATGTAACATCATAGTATCATCAAGGTCTAATGGTACTTGAATGCGAGTATCCCAATAATTGCCGGCAAACATTGATTTTGCCTTCTCTAGGAAGTCTTCGTCTGTCTCCAACTCAATATACTTTACATCATCCCATGCCTGATTGGGATCTACATTGCGTTCTTTTGATTCATTAATATATGCATCTTTGAATGTAGGATTTGTCCAACGATATGGTTTGTCATATCTAGTATCATTAGGCCATACATCACGTTTAATTGATGCGTCTGCTTGGTATACAGTTTGGTCTACTGTACTATACAATATTGAAACGTGGGCGTATTCACTTTCGTAGTCTAGGAATCGTGCATCTGGAAAGCAGTTCCAATGATAGTCAGAGCCACCAGTGATTTGATGATTGAGTGCTTCATTAATCTGATTCAGTTTCATAATTATCTTTTAGAAGTTTAATACATTGTTGTTTAACATGGTCAGGTATGTTATTTGGATTTCGTAGTACTATTTCACATTTGTAACTAACAGTAATAATTGGTTCTTCAATTTCAGGGTCTTCCTGAAACATCCAACCAAAATAAACTATTGCTATAAGTATAGCAAGAATTTTATTAAATGTCAACCAATGATTTTTCCAATAACGCATAACCTTATTTATGAGTTATTAGAAATATTCCACTATAAGGATATGTACATGGTTGCCTTTAACAATTTTACATATAAGCCTTAACAAGACCTATAAAACATGTTACAATTGCCACAAGGTTCACTACCAATTGAGGGCGATTCTTCACGCGAATGGTCCATGTCATAAATGCAATCGTGCCTAAGGTGAATGCTACAATATTGTAGGGGTACGCATCAGGTCCAATTGAATTACAAATGTGACCAATGATGATGAATACTGCACCAATCCATTGTAGGATATCATTTAATTTCATTGGAATCAATCCTTGACAATAATTACTAGACCCATTACAACTAATACCCACATTGCAATAAATTGCAACCAAAACATAGTCATAGTTCAACTCCTAAATATTACTTAGTACTTGCCCAAATAGTGAACAACCACTGTGGGTCCAACCAGGCACACAAGGGCCAATAATTCAATCACAGTGTTTCTCCAATCAATAGCAAAATAAAAAAGCCCAGTACAATGGTTATGACTTCAATCATAATTTATGTTCTGTAATACGTTTTATTGTCAGGATGGTCTTGTTTGGCCAGTTCAGGAGTATTCCAAACATTACGGGCACTCCATTCTTTTACTTTTTGCAATCGTTCGGCTTCGGTTAATTCGTAGCATCTGGGATTACGATCAGGTTGGCGTAGCATTTCTACACCTCGTTTAAATAGATTCATTCTTCAACTCCAAGCTAATCTAAACTTACCAACAATAATTTCATAAATCTTCATACCTTCATACACCGTAGTGCCAAACCTGAACAAGTGATTTACCTGTTCACCTTTGTGACTTTTGGTATACCATAATCCATCTTTTGAATATTCAAATTTAGTCATTCTTCAACTCCGAAATGTTCTTTAATATCGCCAGCAATGAGGGCACCCATGTCATCATAACGATGACTACTCTTTAGTGAAATATTTACACATTCCTGTACAATCAACTCGGCGAACTTTTCCTTGTCAAAATATTCGACAGTAGAAGAGCCATGCTCAAAGTTATAATCAGTATAGATTGATGTACATTCAGCAATTAAGTTATCAATTCGTTCGTTCATTCTTCAACTCCTTATGCTGACACAAAGCCTAGATCACGCAGGGCTACCATATCAACAAAATCCATGCCAATTACCTGTAGAAACTTGTTCCAGCATTCTGTTTCTGTGGCACAGTCAAACTCCATGCCACAGTCATCATTGCCCCACACGCAGGTACGCCACATGCCGTTGCCGATGTTGCCATTGAAAATGACTTCTACAAGCATACAGTCTTGACGTTCTAGATGGTAGGAACCGCACCAGTCATCAGTAGTACGTTTAAAAACTTTAACTCTCATTCTTCAACTCCGAAATGTTCTGCCACATCATTACCAACAATAATGCAGTCGTTGACATCACCTATGCCGTTATGATAAATGGATTCTAAGGTTACTTTAACACATTCTTTCACAATCAACTCGGCGAAACAGTTTAGTCTAGTCTTTTCAGCAAAACTGACATTGGTATCAATATCAAAACCAGACAACAGAGCAAGTTCTTTAATTCGTTCGTTCATATCAATTCTCCTGTAGCATCATTGACACAGCCGTAGTAGACTGCCTCATAGTTCCATTCGTATGGATCATGCAGGCTGTTGTGATCCAGGATCCATGCATCGGCCGCTTCTTTGGTCTCAAACTCACGCTCGGCCTTGACCTTGTGTAGATTAGGCAGACCGTTCTCTACGGGGTGGACATAAACGATGTGAACAAATTGTGTCATTATTTTACTCCGAATGTGTTCAATGCTGGTTGCAATGTGTTAATCAATAGTGTCTCACGCTCATGTGCGGGACGCTTACCACGCACAATTTCAACAACACCGAATACAAAACGATCAGCACCTCGCTCACGCAATGCACGTGACAGACCCCAATTTTTGTTCTCGGTCATAGCCCTTTGCATATGTTTTTGCATACGACGGCGCAGTGTCAAAAACACATTACCTTTGTATGACAACGCAGTCAAACCAATGTAATACTCAAGTGTTACAGTATCTTGGATAAAATATATCACTTGATTGCGGTCTGTTCTACGTTTGCGGACGATTTTCGAGTTCATAAGTGTATTATATAGCCAAACGGATTTATTGTCAAACATTGGCAAAATCGCTAGAAGTGTATCAGAGTCTATCCCTGAATCCTCTAGCGATTTTGAAGCCCCTGAGGGGCAAAAATGAATACTTTTGTTTGTAAAAAATATAGTACTTTAGTGTACTACTTCCCCCAAAGAGGTATTCATATAAATTTTAATTTCTTTTCGTAGGTCTTTTTCTGTATATCCTAAATCTGCCAACTCTTGTATTAATGCTACAAATAATCCATGGGTAGCAATACCGGAGATATAATCAGGATCGTCATTATTATTTTCAAATTCATCTAATAATGGCAATAATGTATCATAAACAAAATCAGATGCTAATAATGCACTATTTTCTATTTGTTCTATTTCTTCTATGTTGTCAACCATTTTAGGTTTTTTTGACATAATATTATTCACCTGCTGTTTTAGTATATTCATAATTGACAGTTTCTATATTCTCACGGAATATAATGGCACCATTTTTTAAATGAAATCTTCTAGCCACGTCTGTTTTAGGACTTAATGTTACAAATCGAGTAACGCTTGGATATTGTTCTTGAATACCCTTTACTGCTTGAATTAATAAATCACGACCTTTACCGGCTTTATAACTCCATATAGTATAAAATACAGCAGTAGTTGGAACCTCAGATACATTAGATAAATCGTCTACACCAGTTGGAACAAAATCATGGAAACTAACACATACCATTGCATCTGGATCAGTATCATTATCAGATAATGCAGCTACCATTCTACCATTACTTACTCTAAAGTCAGTAGGTATTTCAGGACGAACGGGATCGTCTTTAATAAATGATAATAGTTTGTGTGTTAAATCTGTTATGAAGTGTAGCATTTTAGCCTCAGTATAGTGTTATTCGTATTTAGCACAAATTTTACAATACCATATTATTCAGCAGATTTTAAAATTCACTAAATAATCACATGTCAAATATCATTGAATGGAATGTTGGATTAAATGATTATAAAAAATGTACCTTAGAATTAGGCGACCATTCTCATAAATTTACCACAGAATTATTAGATGTTCCATTTGAAAATGGTCGTGATATTACGGATATATTTAATGACCATTTATCAATTAGACAATCCAAATACGTAGAGGTGTTATATAGCGGTGGATTGGATAGTGAATTAACATTGTTATCTTGTATAATTAATAAAATACCGGTAATAGCAATGACACTATTAATCAAAATTAATGATATGATTATCAATACACATGATTTATATTATGCTGAAAAATTTTGTAGGGAAAATAATATAACTCATAAAATAGTTGAATTGAATGCTGATATATTTTTTCAAAATGGAGAACATTTATCATACTTGAAACCGTATTATATCATAGAACCCCATGTGGCCACGCATTTATGGTTAATTGAACAATGTAGTCATTTTCCTATTATAGGTGGGGATTGGCCTTGGGTCCATACTCATGTTGGAAACAAAGTTATCTCGCCGGCAAGATTAGAATATTCTAGTTATGAAAGATTTATGGGGGATAGAGGAATATTTGGAATTGGTAATATGATTGGGAATAGTTTAGAATCTACCATTAAATTAATGCAAATCCATTTAGATAATCATATACCCGGTGAGTCTATATCTAATTTTAAATCACGCATGTATCAAACTATGTATCTCAAATTAGAAACCAGATTAAAAAGTCATGGTTGGGAAAATCATAAAACACGACAGTTTAATTTATTAAAATATAAGGTAGAATTAATTAAACAGTTAAAACCAACTGTACCTACCATTAAATGGAATAATACTATAAAAACATTATTAAAGACACAAGCAAATGAAAATGATAAGTTTTGATACACATGAATCTTTTTATCACGGCTTAATTAAAAGTAAATTATGGCTTTGTGAAGAATTGGAAGTTGCTCTGTATAGAGAATCAATTAGAAAACCAGCATTACATGTTTTAGGATGCTGGGACAATCTAATGTCTTTTATGTTACTAACACGCAAACCTAACTTCTATAATGTTGTTCATGGATATGATATAAATCCAGAAGCAATAAGTAATGCTGATAAGGTATGTGACATGTGGAAACATGAATCACCTAGAGTATATAATCATATGCAGGATGTAAACAATTATGATTTTAGTAAGAATGATAATTCTATATTCATCAACTGTAGTATAGACCAAATGGACAATAACAAATGGTATAATACTGTTCCTGATAATAGTTTAGTCTGTATTCAAACTACTAATATGACTGACCCTGAATTCCCCTGGTACATAAAACAAACTACATCAACATTGGATGAATTAATTAATAAATTTAATTTTTCAAAATTAATCTATTCCGGAACAAAAAATATACAGTATGAAAAAGATGGATACAAACGTTTTATGATTATAGGCTGTAAATAAAAATAGGACCTTAGGTCCTATTTAACATTTTAATTGGTATTAAGTAATTTAAAAAAGCTCACTTTAGATTTCCTAGTAGCGAATTAGTACGTCAAGCCAGCAGCCGGCTACCCTCGTAACTAAGTTACGGTCCTAAGGGTGTTAACTATATTTAGTGCAATATATTCTCCCCATTTATTTGCATTCTGTTCAACAATTCTAAAATCATATTTCTCCGGCGGTACAAATATTTTATTTGTATCTTCAAATCTACTTTCACGGATTGTGTCTACCCATATTGTAAAATCTGCGTTGAAGTTGGTACGCATCTCAACTAATGGTGCAACAAAATCACAGATAACATAATCTACATCTGTCATACTATCTGCTAGTTCACGCATACGCAAACTTTGCCTTATGCGTCCCTCTGTGCTAAAATCCCAGTCATCATACTTTTTACGAACATCATCTGCATTAACCCATCCTACACGCTTTTTTTCTGCTTGTAAATAGTCTACTATATGCTGTGCTAGATATGTTTTGCCCGCGCCTGGCAATCCCATTATTAATATTCGTTTAGAACCAAGATTCATTTTTTAACTCTAATTGATGGCTACCAAATCTTTTTAGTCTAGATAAAAAGTCATTTGTTTTTTCAGTGACTACTCCGGTTAACTGTAATGTAACTCTAGGGTTATGTCCGGCATTGGCAGTGGAATATGGTAAGTTTTGCCAATCAAATGTTATTACATCTCCAGCATGCCATTGTGTATGTAGGTGATTTCCATAACTAGAAAAATGTCCTTGTTCATAATCTGTCAATTCTATTTGAACATGCATAATAGTCCAGGGACTATCGGGTGCTAATTTCTCTAAGTTAGATAATTGCAATGTATCTACCTCTCCGGGCATTTGTACATGTATTTTTTCTATGCAGTTGTTTAATGAAAACAACTCACTAATCATTTTTAATCGGGAAGGTACAGAATTTGCTTTAGATATTATATGTTTAACATCGTCTGCGTAATTAGCAACTATCTTGCCCAAACTAATTACTTTGTCAACTTGAGGATCATTTTTAAAATTATCAAAATGATACTTGCTTTTTTGTTTATTTTGTTCCCAACTAGCCGTCATGTTATTACCTTTATGTGTCGCAAACTATTTATTATCCTTATAACATTGCAACTAATAAATTATAGCCAAAAAAATAGACCCCGAAGGGTCTATTTTTACATTGCAGGTTTGTTGTTGAAATAAATTTTTCCCAACAATAAATCAGTGATTATGCAATTATCCAACTATTGTCTTCTTTATATTCAATTGATTCAGATCCATCATACTCATTTACTTTAAACAGTGTACCCTCTGATACCCATTCTACTTCTAAGTCTTCCATACCACCTGTATAGATGTCCGGATACTTCAATTCTACAAAGGTTTTTAGTTCATCAAACTTTTTCTCTTCAACCAACTTTACGATTGCTGGGTCAAAAAGAATTTCAGGATGTTCATAGTTCCATGTATACCATCCTGCACCAAAACCGGGGCTGTATAACACTGCTACTTTACCTTCTAGAATTAACTTGTTCATTCTATACTCCTAAATGTTCGCCAATCATCAGTGTGTGATTATCTACTTCTACCAATTCTTTTTAAGTATTCTCTACCTACTAATCCAGCTTCAACTTCTTCTAGTGCAGTAACAGTGTGTCCTGCTTTAGTGATTAATTTTGGCTTAAATCCACGTTTTAACTCTCTTACCCTTTGTGAGGCAATAAGAACTAAATCAAATCGATTGCCAGCCATAATGGCCGCATCTTCACTTGTATATCTTACTCTGCTTTCAGTCATATTTTCTTTCAGTGTTGTAAATTATGGAGCGGGATAGGAGAATCGAACTCCTACGAAAACCTTGGCAAGGTTCCAGGCAACCATTACATCAATCCCGCATTATTCATCTTGTAACTTTTCTAATTAACTTGTACCAGTAGTATTTGAAACCACGAAATACAATAAAATCAAAATTTATAATAGGAGTAACTTCTTTTACAATGTGTCCATATGCACGATTAATCACATCTTCACTCTTGCTCATAGTTACTCCTTTATTTGGTGGGTTCTGCCAGGTTCGAACTGACGACATTCTGCGTGTAAGGCAGACGCTCTACCAACTGAGCTAAGAACCCTAATTCTATTTAGCCACCTTGATCACTATCTTTAACTTCTGATTGAGTAGCAATTTTTTCAAAGGCTTCATCTTCGTTCTGCTGGTCTTCAATCATTTTTATATCAGGCTTACGAAAGATTTTGTCAAAGTTATTTGCAAATTCTTGTTGACTGACACTATATGGTCTTGGACTAGAACCCTTGCTCATTTTTCAGAAGTCTTTCGTGAACCTGGTCGTAGATTACTTTTTTCAATTTCTACAAAACTACGAATAAGTGCTCCGCGCTCGTGTGAGTTAATAATCTGTGCCGCGGCACGTTTAACTGTTTTACTAATCTTGACTGCCTTAGCGTCATAACCTCTACATGTCATACTATTTTCCTCTTTTAAAAACTATGGTCGGAGTACAAGGATTCGAACCTTGGACCTCATCGTCCCAAACGATGCGAACTACCGGGCTGTTCTACACTCCGAATATTTGATGCGGGTGACAGATTCGAACTGCCGATGCACCTGGCTTATGAGACCGGTGTGGTGACCAACCCTACCCGCGTAATTTATAAATGTATTCCTTTTTCACTTACAGAGCCAGTCTTATTAGCTGGGTGTGAAATACACTTATAAAGTGAGACTGCTACTTACACCACATAAGCCCAATCTCTGAGTTGTTACACTGTCCACGTATTTCTTCTTTTGGTAAAGGTTAGCGTTCCTCACCCCAGGCAATTTTCAGTATCCCCCAACAGGGACTGTAAGGTCAGGTCCTAGTGTACCCCCTGGTCTATCGTTACAGGGACGCTGTTTATATGACGTAAAACAGTAAACCGGGTTTCTTGGTGGAGAATAACAGAATCGAACTGTTACGAAGACCTTGCAAAGGTCCCAGGCTACCATTACATCAATCCCCCATATAGAAACACACTTGATATAGTAGCAAAATGCTATCACGGATGAACCCGAATTTAGTCAAATATGTTTTTATATGGTGCCCCAGGGGAGACTCGAACTCCCAAAATTTGGCTTCTAAGACCAACACGTATACCAATTCCGTCACCAGGGCATTATAATATAACACACTACGAACCTCTTTCTAAGTTATGTGCCTAGCGAGTATTCCAAATGTGTTCGTGTAATGTGTTATATTATAACAGATAATTATTTATTCGTCAACTGTTTTTGGATAAGAAGAACTCAGACGTATGATAACCATTTACCGGTTAGTTATCACAGAGGTCTAAGCCGTGTTATCTGGAGCGGGTAACAGGGATCGAACCTGCGACGAACAGCTTGGAAGGCTGACACTCTACCACTGAGTTACACCCGCACATATTCTGTGCCATCTTTTAATTGCCCTTTCTCCGCCCTGTTTTCCACACTGTGGGCAAGTAATTAAATTATGTTGTTTACCTAGGTTAGCGGCCCTAAGTTTTTCCTTATGCTCCACTGACTTAGATGGTCTTGATTTATACGTTGTGCCTAATTTAGCCTCTGAAATATTCTTACGAACTTCTTCGGTCATTTTAGGTGCAGTACCATTAGTACGTCTTTCAATCAATACCTCTGATAATCTATCCTTAGTTTCTTGACTATGTTTCTTACCTAACATCTTAGGCATACCTGATTTATTTATATAGTCAAAACCACCAAACCCACCGCGCCTAAGATTGTAAGTGTCTTCTCTTAAAAGAAACTCATCAGTCACTACTTCTTTTTCTCTAGCAAACATAGATTCTGAATTATCAAATGTTTCTAAAACCACCTTAGTAAAATTATCAATTCCATATTTTTCATATGCTCTTAATATAACCTTACCGGAGCCCATATACCCATCTTCCATAGAAGAAGTTTGATGAACACCTATATAAATCTTGCCATTGACTAGATTAGTGATCTGGTATAGATAAAAATATTTCATACAGTTATTTATGCCATATGCGTGAAACCTATGGTTTTATCATTACTATACGCTTACCACTATACGAGCCCCGCATAAATATATTTATGTATACATATGACGCCATCACAAAAACCGGATTAGTAATTCACCTATCAATGAGTGATGACCATACT